TCGCCATGTGGTTATTAGGCCACAGGTAGCCGGAGATTGGAAGGGTAAATATTTCACATTATTTTTTCTTGTCCTTTTGTTGGTCTTGTGTTACTCGCATGCGCACACGTTATAGAAGGCTCACGTAGCAATAACCATGCCAATACTGATTTTTTTCTTCAGTTGATGATTTTTTGCCAATGTTGGCACGATTCTTGGCAGGCCATTTGGACCTACATAGGCATACACTCATGACCCCTCAAGTTAAAACCTTGTGACGGGCTTCTCAGGGCGTCTCAGGGCCATGTGGATAAACCTGTGGATAACTTGAGGTGCGCCTGTGGATAACCTGTGGATAACTCAAGGGTTGTGGACAACCTGTGGATAACTTTATGCACAACTTATCCACAACTTATGCACAACCTGTGGAAAACCTGTGGATAACTTGCCCCGGGGGAGGGCCTATGTTGTCAGTGATAATTGTTGTAGCTACTCAGGCACAAAATAAGTAAAAATTAGGAAAATTAAGTAAAAAATAACATTATGTAACCTATTGATTTTACTCAAGTTCTGTGTTAGCCAGGATTTAGCTCTAAAATAGCTTGACTTTCGTGACAACTTATGTTATACTATTGTTGTAATCAGGGATAATTTATGTTATGACCGACGTCGTTAAAAAAAGAGGTCGTGGCAGACCCCGGAAGTCCGAAGTAGCCGCTGTAAAGCCCGGAAACAAGGGTCAAGTTGGGCGACCAAAGGGTGACGCAGCGATAATCAATGAGTACAAAGCACGTATGTTGGCTTCTCCGAAGTCACGTAAAGTCCTAGAGACTATTTTTGATGCTGCTTTAGACAACGACCATAAGAATCAAGCTGCTGCTTGGAAGTTAGTTATGGACCGTATACTCCCTGTAGGGGCGTTTGAAAAAGACGTCGTCAAGGACAATGGTCGTAATGCTATCCAAATTAATATTACTGGTGTTGGTACTGCAGAAGTAACCACCCCCGACAATATCATAGAGGGAGAGGTCGTAGATGGCTCTTAAGCACTTCAAACGAGAAGAGTTTGACTGTCAGGTCACTGGCACCAACAATATGGAACAAGAGTTCCTAGAAAAGTTAGACGATTTGCGGGGTGCATGTGGCTTCCCGTTTGAGGTAACGTCGGGTTACCGTCATCCAACCAAGCACCCTATAGAAATGAAAAAAGCGGTGCCGGGGACACATGCCCAAGGGATTGCGGCTGACATAAAAATAACTAATGCCGCCCACCGCTACTCTATTGTGTCTAATGCTTTGAACCTTGGTTTTACAGGCATAGGCATTGACGACGGCTTTGTACATGTGGACACTAGGGGTTCTACTCCAGTGCTGTGGTTGTACTAATGAAAAAACTACTAATAGCAACACTACTAATTACTCCTACTGCAACAGCTGGAGAGCTATGGGACGCCATTGTCGGCGATAGCCACAGAAACACAGCGTCTTACTACTGTATTAATGACGGTATCTCAGCAGCAGGTATGTTTACCAAGAACAAAGAACTGGTTAATGCACGATATGAGCTTTGTATTGCTCAGTACACCAACCAGTACATCGAAAAAGAAATAATCCAGCAAAACGAAGTCAACAAAGAGCTTGAGTCTATCCAAAACCAGATTGATGAGCTTATACGACGTCGTGAAGAAATGCTTAGGAATGTATCCTGATGCTTACTACAGCGCATACAACTGTAACGTCTACTGCTGAGACTACGCTATTCACTGTACCTACAGGATACGTAGCAAACATCTACTACATCTTTATTGCCAACCATGGCGGTAGTGCAAATACAGTTACACTCAAGTGGGAAAACAGTGGAGGTGTAGACCAGTTGTTTTTCTTTGATGGTGACAGTGTTAATGGAGGAAACAAAGAGACGCTAGGCGGACAGTCCTCAATACCTTTGTTTGTTATTCAAGCAGGAGAAGTAGTTAAGTGTCAGACAGGCAGTGCTGGAGACGTAGAGTTTGCAGTTACTTTAGACTTAGAACCTAGAGACTCAGGCTTTAATAACTTTGACTGATCTTAACATTGAGTTACTGCCTTGGCAACAGGAAGTCTGGGCAGACGAAACAAGATTTAAAATAGTAGCTGCTGGGCGACGTACAGGTAAGTCTAGATTAGCAGCATGGATGTTAATCGTTAACGCACTACAGGCAGACAGAGGCCATGTATTTTACGTCGCACCTACTCAGGGACAAGCCAGAGACATCATGTGGCAAACCTTGCTTGAACTGGGGCATCCTGTTATCAGCGGTAGTCACATTAATAATTTGCAAATTAAGCTTGTCAACGGTGCTACAATTAGTCTAAAAGGTGCAGACAGACCAGAAACAATGCGAGGTGTTAGTCTTAAGTTCCTAGTCATGGACGAATACGCCGACATGAAGCCAGAGGTGTTTGAGCAGATCCTTAGACCCGCCTTGGCTGACCAAAAGGGATGTGCAATGTTTATAGGCACACCTATGGGAAGGAACCACTTTTACGAACTGTACAAATATGCGGAGCTAGATGATGACCCTACGTACAAAGCTTGGCACTTCACTTCTTATGATAACCCGTTGCTGGACTCCAGTGAAATCGACATTGCAAAACGTAGCATGTCAAGTTATGCGTTTCGTCAGGAATTTATGGCGTCGTTTGAAGCTCGTGGGTCAGAAATGTTTAAGGAAGATTGGGTTCGGTTTAGTGAAGATCAGCCCGAAATAGGAGATTACTACATTGCCGTTGACTTGGCGGGTTTTGAAGAAGTCAACAAAAAAAGAACTAAAAGCTCCAAGCTTGACGATACAGCAATCGCAGTGGTTAAGGTCAATGAGCATGGTTGGTTTGTTGATAATATTATCTACGGACGCTGGAGCCTTGACGAAACGGCAGCCAAAATATTTCAGGCTGTCAGAGACTACCGTCCCGTATCGGTTGGAATCGAAAGAGGTATTGCTAAACAAGCTGTAATGTCACCTTTGATGGATCTACAGAAGCGGTACGGTACGTTTTTTAGAGTAGAAGAATTAACGCACGGTAACAAAAAGAAAACAGACAGAGTAATGTGGGCACTACAAGGGCGTTTTGAAAATGGGTACATTACGCTAAACAAAGGAGAGTGGAACTCTAGATTTCTAGACCAGCTCTTTCAGTTTCCTGACCCGTTAACCCATGACGACTTGGTGGACGCTTTGGCGTACATCGACCAATTAGCAAATGTAACGTACGACTACGACTACGAAATAGAAGACCATGAAATTTTAGACGTGGTAGCAGGATACTAATATGACTGAACTATATGAACAAGACCCACTTATGGTTGAAGAAACGATTGAAGACTGGGTTATAACCAAGTGTGAAGACTGGAGGGACTACTACGAAAGTAATTATGAGGCAAGATTTGAAGAATATTATAGACTATGGCGTGGCATATGGGACCCTGCTGACAGTGAGCGTAGGTCTGAGCGTTCCCGTATTATTTCTCCTGCACTTCAACAGGCAGTTGAGTCTAATGTAGCAGAACTAGAAGAAGCTACGTTTGGTCGTGGTAAGTGGTTTGATGTTAGTGACAATATGGGTGACACTGAGCGCCAAGACGTTCAGTTCCTGCGTAACAAGCTTACGGAAGACTTTGAAGACTGTATGGTACGTAAAGCTGTCGCAGAGTGCCTTATTAACTCAGCGGTATTTGGTACAGGTGTTGGTGAAATTGTCATTGAAGAGATGAAAGAAATGGCCCCAGCTACCCAGCCTATTATGGGTGGTGACCTACAGGCTGTCGGCGTTAGCATTACTGACCGTGTAAAAGTAAAACTTAAACCTGTACTGCCTCAGAACTTCCTAATTGATCCTGTAGCAACGTCTGTAGAAGACGCTATGGGCGTTGCTGTTGATGAGTTCGTAAGCCGACACCAAGTAGAACTTTTACAAGAACAAGGCGTATACCGTGACACGTACGTAGGTATGGCTGCTCCTGACACTGATCTAGAGCCTGACCAAGACATTACGATCTACAACGACGACAAAGTTCGACTTACAAAGTACTATGGTCTTGTTCCTAGAGACCTTCTTAAAGCTGTTATGGACGAAGAGTTTGAAGAAGACGACGTAGAAACAGAGGAAGAAGAGGAAGACACTGGTTCTAAGTACGTAGAAGCTGTTGTAGTTATTGCTAACGGAGGCATCCTCCTAAAGGCAGAAGCTAACCCTTACATGATGCAAGATCGTCCCGTAGTAGCTTTTCCTTGGGACGTAGTACCCGGTAGGTTCTGGGGTCGTGGCGTTTGCGAAAAAGGTTACAACTCTCAAAAAGCTTTGGACACAGAGCTACGTGCTCGTATTGATGCCTTAAGCCTGACTATTCACCCAATGATGGCTATTGACGCCACTCGTCTACCACGAGGTGCAAAGCCAGAAGTACGTCCCGGCAAGATGATTCTTACAAATGGAGATCCTCGTGAAGTACTTCAACCGTTCAACTTTGGTCAAGTTAGTCAAATTACTTTTTCTCAAGCCGGAGCACTGCAGCAGATGGTACAGCAGGCAACGGGAGCAGTGGACTCAGCAGGAATCGCTGGTAGTGTTAATGGTGAAGCTACTGCCGCTGGTATTAGTATGTCTCTTGGGGCTATTATTAAGCGTCACAAACGCACACTAATCAACTTCCAACAGTCTTTCCTAATCCCGTTTGTCAAAAAAGCTGCGTATCGTTACATGCAGTTTGACCCAGAAAATTACCCTGTTGCTGACTACAAGTTCAATGCCAGCAGTACACTAGGTATTATTGCTCGTGAGTACGAAGTCACTCAGTTGGTACAGCTGTTGCAGACCATGGGTAAAGACTCACCTTTGTACAACACGTTAATTCAGTCCGTTGTAGACAACATGAACTTGTCTAACCGTGAAGAATTACTTGCGGCTCTATCTCAAGCTTCACAGCCTAATCCTCAAGCACAACAAATGGCTATGGCGGCACAACAAGCACAACTACAGTTCCAGCAGTCCCAGACAGCACTATTGTCGTCACAAGCGCAAGAGTCGCAGGCTAGAGCTACTAAGTTGTCTGCAGAGGCTCAGGCAGTACCTATGGAACTTGAAATTGACCGTATTAACGCAGTCACTCGAAACTTACGTGAAGGTGACCAAGAAGACAAAGAGTTTGAACGCCGCATGAGAGTGGCTGATACTCTCCTTAAAAAACGACAAATAGAAGGTAAACCCGATGTTAACAGACCACGAACTACGGCTTCTCCTACAGAGAATCAACCAAGACTTCAAACACCAGTGGAACCGAATAACGGAACTGGAACGCAAGGTGGAGGAGTTGTCTAATGTCAAAGAAAGCAGACCCAAGACTAGCACGAGCAGGGGTAAGCGGGTACAACAAGCCGAAGCGAACGCCTAGACACCCTACTAAAAAGTTTGTAGTAGTGGCTAAAGAAGGCGACAAAATTAAAACCATACGCTTTGGCGACAAAAATATGACTATCAAAAAAGACCAGCCTGCACGACGTAAGTCGTTTAGAGCTAGACACAAGTGTGACACAAACCCACCTAGTAAACTAACGGCACGATACTGGTCGTGCAAAAATTGGTAAGGAGTTAATTATGGCAGCTAGAATAGCTAAAGCAGCTAAAGATGCTAAAACAGGACGTAAAGCTGTTGAACGTGTTGCTTCACAAATTAAAAAAGCAGAACAACAACTAGACGATGCTTTAGACAAATTACAGGGGGTAAATAAAAATACTCCCGGTCGAAAATCTAAAAAAGATGGTATTACTGTAGGTAAAAAAAGAACTAAAGCAGATAAACAAACTCAGCAAATTAAAGGAGTGACAGTTGGTTCTGGAGTAACTGCGGCAGGCATGTCAAAATCAGGTGGTGACGATTACACAGCAGCTAATGTAGACCTAAAGTCTGGCAAAGGACTGCCTGTAGCTGACATGAGTCGTAGTGTTGAAGTTCGAGGAACAAGTGAAGGAATGCGTTATTTTCAGAACGGTAAAGAAGTTAGGATGCCAAAGAAATGAAAGTCAACGCAC